GATATGGCTGCACTCAACGCATTGTGCCAATGGCATTCTCCGCGAGCATTGCGCGGAGCTGGCCGAGGCCGCGGAGCAAGAATTCCGCAAGCTCAAGATCCAATGGGTTCCGTATCATGTCTCCAAGTATCTCCAGATGCCGGAAGGTGGACCGAAGCTGCTGCATGGATTTCTTGCTGGAATGAATCCAGCGAAGGCACATTTTGAGCGATTCGGATCGTGCTTATTCGGCCATGTCCACGCTCCTAGCTCATACATCGCCAAGCACATCGACCAGGGACAGGCATACGCTCTGGGCTGCATGGCCGATATCGGACAGATGGACTACGCCAAGAAATTTCCGAACATGCTCGGATGGCGCCGAGGTTGGATTTACGGCATGATCAACAGCAAGACCGGCGCATGGAATGCCTGGCACGTCACCGAGGACAATGGCGAGATGATTTCGCCGATGGGCATCTTGTAATGTGTGACACAATACCCGATTACACCCGTTTTTCGTCCATTTTTTAACACGTTACCACAGACGTGCAAACGAATCACCAAAACTTTACTACATGAAAACCAACATCGCAAAAGCACTCTCTGGACTGGATCTCGCACTTTCTAGAATATCGCAAGTCGATCGCATGCCAGATGAATTCACCGCTGCCGAATTCATGGTTAAGAGCAAACTCAAGCGCAGCAGAGCATCCGAGAAGCTCGATCTGATGGTGGCCGAGGGAATCTTAACTAAGCGCAAGTATTGCATCGCCGGGCATCTCACCAATCTCTACCGCAAAGCATGATCGCCCAACAACTAGCCAAGATCGCAGAGTCACAAATCGGCGTCCGTGAAAGCAAGACCAATGCCGGCAAGCAAATCGCCGAGTATCAACGATGCACATGGCTACCAGTCGGGCCGTGGCCGTGGTGCGCTGCGTTCGTCTGCTGGGCAGTCCGTGAGGCAATGGGCGCCGAGCAATACACCTTTCCAAGGCCAGAGACTGCCGGCGCATGGGACTTTGAGAACTGGTGCCGCAGCGTCGACAACTCGGTGAAGCTGCGCAAGCCACACAAGGACGACATCCGGCGTGGCGACATCGTGGTCTTCACGTTCTCGCACATTGGCATCGCGGTCGGGGACATAGGCAAGGATGGAATCGTGCAGACGATCGAGGGCAATACAAATGCAGAAGGATCACGGGAGGGAGATGGCGTCTATAGAAAGCGCCGGCATTCCAGCAAGATCCGCTCGGTGATACGCTTCATGGTGTGACTACACTCGGTGGGTGTAGGGTCAAATCCAAGGTCAAGAAAAATCGTCTTTTGAGGTGAAAATAAAAATTCACTCTGAAAGACGATTTTTATTGCGATATGGTTTCTGTGAGTCATTGTGACGGCAGTTGCAGGACGCAACGCCAAACCAATATGTACCTACCAGTCATCATCGCATCAACTCTCGGAATCTTTGCATTCCGAATCATCGGCCAAACATGGGCCAGGGCCACCTTATCCTATGTGGCAGTCATCCCAGTCATTGCAGCTTGTTACGGACTTGCTGTTCTCACTCACCTCATCAAACCATGACCACATCAGAATTCATCTCAAACCTGGCAGCGGCCAATGGCGGACGCATCACCCCAGATCTAGTTCTTGAAAGCGCAAATTCAAAGGATTCTCCAATCCATCATCTCTTCTGCTGGGACGATACCGAGGCTGCCAAGAACTATCGCTTGCTCCAGGCACAAACGATCATCCGCAAAATCCGGGTGTCCTACGAGCAATCACCCGAACGCACAGTCAGCGTCCGAGCCTACGTCAACGTCGAGCCTAGGCGCGAAGAGGAGGAAGACCAGCCGGAGCGCGGCGTTTACGTCACACTCTCGGAAGCTCTCAGCGTAGATGAATATCGGAAGCAGTTATTCCAGTGCGCAAAGCGTGATGCTGCTGCATTTCGCAATAAATACTCAACTCTTGTGGAAGTGTCTAACATCATCCGCGAAATCAATCTCTTGTAAGCATGAGCAACGCAGGCGAGGCTCGACCCGGCTCGGCTTGGCAAGTCCAGGCGCGGCATGGCAGGCACGACACGACGCGGCGAGTCCAGGCAAGGCGAGGCAGGCAGGGCACGGCTTGGCACGGCGCGGCTGGGCCTGGCTAGGCATAGCACAAACCGCGACCGGAGAGCGGGGTATAAATAGCCGGAAATTCTCTTAGAACACAAAAACCAATACCAATATGAAAACAGCAAAAAAGGCTGCCAAAGCAGTCACATCAGAAGTCCAAAACGTATCAATTACCGCGCCCAAAATGCACGTCGCGGAATTCAACATCATCGGAACCGCACCATTCGTGCAGCTCCGATTCTCCAAGAAAAAAGAGCTAATGGATAATATGGCGGCAGGATCACAAGCCAAGAATAAGAAGAATCGCAAGGCGCGTGACTACGAGGCTGAATTCAAGGCAGCGCAGCACGTCTCGGACGAAGGTTGGAATGGAATCCCGGCTGGATCATTTCGGAACGCGATGATCTCGGCATGCCGACTCGTCAATTTCAAGATGACTCTCGCAAAGCTCTCGATCTCGGTGATTGCAGATGGATTTGATGCCGACGAGGGAGTCCCGCTGGTCAAGATTCAAGGCAAGCCGGAACTCTGCACCCATCACACGCGGAATGCTACCGGAGTCTGCGATGTTCGCACCCGGGCGAAATACTGGCCGTGGGCCGCAAATGTTCGCGTTCAATACGACGCCGATCAATTCTCCTCAACCGATGTCGCCAATTTGATGGCAAGAGTTGGAGCGCAAGTAGGGATCGGTGAAGGACGACCAGATAGCAAGTCATCCGCAGGCATGGGATGGGGAACATTTCGCCTAGGCTAAAATGCGGCAGGCTGGGCATGGCGCGACGGGGCAAGGCGCGGCACGGCAAGGCAGGCGAGGCCAGGCTCGGCAGGGCGCGGCGCGGCGCAGCATAGCACAAACCGGATGGCGGTCCCGGGGTATAAAATCCGCCACATTTTCAAACACAATATGATAACTCGAAAATACTTTAAACTCCGAACTTTGGAAAAAAACCCCAAGGTCATCGTGCGCAGGGATCTTGAAACTTGCTCAGAATACGTTGAGCATGAACTGAAGGGCCAATACTACCGCATTCTTCCATTCGGAGAAAAGGACATCTACGCTCTGACGATGATGGTTCACCGGGAAGACAAGTGGGCGCCTGCAAAGGGCAATGGCATTATTCTTACCAAGGAAATCGTAGCAAAATTTGACCAATGAAAACTCAAGAATACGATCAATTTATTTCTCAAAAGACCAAGCGTCTTGCATCGTGCGGATTTGAGCCGATAGAAATCAAAGCTGAATTATTTCCATTCCAAAAGCACGTTGTCGAATGGGCGATAAGAAATGGAAGAGCAGCTTTATTTGAGGAGTGTGGACTTGGCAAAACTTTGCAGCAAATTGAATGGGCGCATCAAGTTGCGCTAAATACAGGCGGATCGGTTTTAATACTCACGCCGCTTGCAGTTGCAAGTCAAACACTAGCTGAGGCATCAAGGTTTGGATACAATGCAAAAATAGCAAAATCAGGCGATGACGTTGAACCTGGAATAAACATCACAAATTACGAGAAACTCGATTTATTTGATGGAATTGATTTTAGTGGAGTGGTTTTGGATGAATCGAGCATTCTTAAAAACTTTACAGGTAAAACCAGAATCAGACTCACATCTAGATTTTGTCAAACGCCGTATCGTTTATGCTGCACCGCTACACCCAGCCCAAACGATTACACCGAATTCGGCCAGCATGCTGATTTCTTGGGTATATGCACACCAGCGCAAATGCTATCAACATTTTTTATCAACGATACATTCAATACCGGAGATTGGAGATTGAAAAAGCATGCAGAGAATGAATTCTGGGAATGGGTAGCAAGTTGGGCCGCTTGTATTGGCAAGCCATCTGACATTGGATTTGAGGATGATGGATATTTACTGCCGGAATTGAATCTGGAAACCATAACTGTTGATGTTGATGAAGTTGCCGCAGAAGGAAGCGAAGAGCTTTTCAAACACGCTACGCTATCAGCAACAACGATGCATAAAGAGCTAAGGGAAACCGCAGAATCAAGATCAGAAGCAGTTGCCAAAATGGTGAATGATTCAGACGAAGCATGGATCATTTGGTGCAACACTAACGTAGAGGCTGATGCTCTTTCATCAAGGATACCGTCCGCTGTTGAAGTCAGAGGGAGTGATACGCCAGAAAAAAAGGAGTCACGTCTGCGCGATTTTACTGAGGGGAAAACTAGAGTATTGATCTCAAAACCATCAATCTGCGGATTTGGCATGAATTGGCAGCATTGTAGGAATGTTGCTTTTGTTGGACTCTCTTATTCTTTTGAGGATTTCTATCAGGCATTGCGTCGATCTTACCGATTCGGGCAAACTATGCCGGTCAACGCATACATTATACAAGCTAGGACCGAGGGAGCAATCCTGGCAACAGTTAAAAGGAAAATGCAGCAACATCAAGAGATGCAAAAACGGATGAAAGTTGCTGCCCTCGCATTTAAAAATCATTCAAAAAAACAAATTCGCATGAAAACAGATATCAATACAACTACTGGAGACGGATGGGAAATTCATCACGGAGATTGCGTCCGAGTCGCAAAGAATATCGAGGATCAATCAATCGGATTCTCAGTGTTTTCTCCTCCTTTTGCCGATCTATTTACGTACTCGGACGATCTTCAAGACATGGGAAATTGTGCTGATCTTAATGAATTTAGATTGCATTTTGAAATACTCATTGCGGAAATCGCAAGAATCATGAAGCCTGGGCGCGAAGTTGCAGTTCATTGCGTTGACTTGCTTTCTACTAAATGGAAGCACGGCAAGATTGAGTTCCAAGATTTCTCAGGTGAGATCATTCGGATGTTCTGGAAGCACAACTTCGCATTTCATTCTAGGATCTGCATTTGGAAATCACCAGTAACTGAAATGCAGAGAACCAAAGCTCATGGATTGCTTTACAAAACACTCAAGGCTGATTCGTCAGATTCAAGAGTTGGATCTGCTGACTATTTGCTTATTTTCCGTGCGCCTGGAGAAAACCAAGATCCAATCACTAAAGACCCATCGCGCTATCCAGTAGATTGGTGGCAAGAAGTTGCGTCACCGGTTTGGATGACAGTTGATCAAGGCCGAGTGTTAAATAAGGACGGCGCAAGAGATCATGCAGACGAGCGGCACATCTGCCCATTGCAGCTCGATGTAATTGAAAGAGCTATTGAACTTTGGAGTAACGAGGGCGATCTTGTGTATTCACCATTTACAGGAATCGGAAGCGAGGGATATTGCGCACTCGAACTCAATCGAAGATTTGTTGGAAGCGAGCTAAAAGAATCGTATTTCAATCAAGCGGTGCAAAACCTCAAGAACGCTAAAAGCCAACTATCACTTTTCTAAACCTTCCGGCCTGCCGAGTGGTAAAGCCGAAAAATCCCAACATCGGACTGATTAAATCTTGAGGGAGTTTGAGTCAGACGATGTTGGAAACTTTCAGATTGCAAAAATAATATGAAAACAGCACAAAGCACAAAGATACTAAAGGCTCTGCAAAAAGGGAGGGCCATCACACCCATCGACGCGCTAAACAAATTCGGATGCCTGCGCCTGGCGGCACGGATCTCCGATCTGCGAGCTGATGGTCACGCAATAGTTACCGAGACAGTCAAAAAGAATGGCAGCCGATTCGCCAGATACTCAATGCCATGAACGACAAAATCAACTACCGCGAAAAGGTTCCATGTTTTGGCAATGAGCCAAAAACGGACATTGAGGTTATCAAACGCGCAGCCGAGGCCGATCGCCGGCGCGATGCGTTGTTGGATTTTCTTAACGACGACAACGATCACATCCAGACCGCGGTCATCACGATCTGCATCGCAACAATCTGCCTGGCACTAATCATCCTGGGCTATTTCATCCATCCAATCATCCAACAAATACTACTGAAATGACTACCGAAATCACACCACATAAACCATCCGCATTGGCTGTTATGGCCGAAAACATCAACGTCGAGCCTGCCAAGCTGCTGCAAACACTCAAGGCCACCGTATTCAAAGGTGCAACCGATGAGGAGCTGCTGGCGCTCGTTGTTACGGCCAATACATATCAACTCAATCCGCTACTCAAAGAGCTATATGCTTTCCCGAAAAAGGGCGGCGGCATCACTCCGATGGTTGGTATCGATGGTTGGCTGAAGATCGCCAATCGCCAGCCGAACTTTGATGGCATGAACGCCGAGACATTTGGAGAAGGCAAACTGCCGACGCATGCAACCTGCACGATCCACCTTAAGGATCGCGCTCACCCGGTAGTCATCACCGAGTATTTTGAGGAATGCAAACGCGAGACAGATCCTTGGCGCACGATGCCGAGGCGCATGCTCCGCAACAAGTCGATCATCCAGGCGATCCGCGTGGCATTTGGTATCGGCGGCATCCATGACGAGGACGAGGCAAGAGACATCGGAGGCAATTTACGAAACGTCACCCCAAAGATCAAGCTGGATACACCGATCAATCCATTTGCGAAGTTGGAAATTGCCAAGCAAGAAATCCAAGAACAACCAAGCGCCGGCTTTGATGCTGACGCCATCGAACCAGAATTGCTATGAGCGCAGAGGAACAAGCACACAAGGCGATCGACTTGATCGCAGCCACACCGCCACCAGACAACGCAGCCGATGAAATGAAAGCATTTCGAGAAATTGGAATGCGAATATTCGGTGAACTTAAAGAATCACGCAAGAGCCTGCGATTTCAAACCAATATTACCAAGGTGAATGGATTTACCGCGGCAGTAAACCGAGCATGGGAGGACTGGCTATGATCGTTCACCCAAACATGATCCAGCAATCTGAGGAATGGTTCCGCGCTCGATCGGGCCGGCCAACCGCATCGCAGTTCTCTCGGATCTTAACGGCCACAGGCAAAGACTCATCGCAATGGGAAGACTTCGCCATCGAACTGATTGCACAATGTATCCGGCCAGACGAGGTGACCTTCGAGGGTAACAGGCACACCGATCGTGGCAATGAGCTGGAGCCAGAAGCTCGGGATCTTTTTGCCGAGACTATGGATCTTGAGGTGGCCGAGGTTGGATTCATCACACGGGACGATGGTGTTATTGGATGCTCGCCGGATGGATTGGTCACTAACCCGAACGCCACCAAGTGGATCGCAGGGCTGGAGATCAAATGTCCATTGGCCAAGAACCACATCAAGTATCACGTCGAGAACAAGGTGCCGGATGCATACCGCGCACAGGTTCATGGCTCGATGGCGGTGACTGGACTCAACCATTGGTATTTTATGTCCTATTGTCCTGGCATGAATCCATTCATCATCCGCGTCGACCGGGATGAATACACCAAGCAACTCTCGGATGCGCTTGATCGGTTTCTGATCTTTTATGCAGAGCGCCGGAAGGCTGTGCTGCCAACCATTATTGAATCATGATCACAATCGGAATCGACCCAGGGAAAAATGGTGGAATCGCCGTAATCGACGAAAAAGGAGACGCCTATGCTGAAAAAATGCCAGACACTTTGCAGGATCTGTTTGAATTGCTCAATTCTTACAGCGTGGGTTACGATGGAAATTGCCATGCTTTTATTGAGCAGGTGCATTCATCGCCTCAAATGGGAGTCAAGAGCGCGTTCACTTTCGGCAATGGTTTTGGCCATCTGGAAATGGCTTTGACCGCCTGCGGAATACCTTTTGAACGCATCCGTCCACAAGCGTGGCAGAAGGCTCTCGGATGCATGACCAAGGGTGATAAGAACGTCAGCAAACGCCGAGCGCAGGAGTTATTCCCAACGCTGAAAATCACTCACTCGACGGCAGATGCGCTGCTGATTGCGGAATACGGAAGGAGAATCAAATGAGCCTGGGACAATACTCATCGCGGGATCTCATCCGAGAACTCGAAAAACGAACCAATGCCGGACTGATGAGCCGGGATCTTGATGTTTTGGAAAAAGTTGCCAGTATTTGCGGAGTGTCATCAATCAGCATCTTGAGCCGCAATCGAACAAAGGAAGTCGCCTGGGCGCGGATCATTTACACCAACGTCATCCGCGGAATCTATCCGCATTGGTCATTGCAAAGAACCGCAACATCAATCGGGCGCACGGATCACACCATCGTATTGCACCACATCACAAGGGCCGCAGAACTCTACCAGGATGAACCGGAATTTAAGAATCTACTAAACAAAGTAATGAAAGCCGTTAAACTATGAATCCACCATGCACACTATGCGGATCGGTATATTGGCCTCGGGCAGACGATCCCTGCCCACTATGTCGCGCACCGGATGACGAGGTCGATGACGATCCAGATCATGACTCGCATGACGACGAGCGGTACGACGAAAAACCTTAACCACAATCAGCGATGGACTTGATCGAAGTCGCCCAGACCGATAAACTGGGAAACGCAGGTAGATAATCCTGCTCGCTGACCACTTTAAAACTATGAACAAAGAAAACGCAAAAGAATTCCTGCCACTTGTGCAAGCATTGGCAGAAGGAAAGATAATTCAATGGAAAAGGTACGCAGATGAAGGAGGAGAATGGGAAGATTTTGAACACGATGTTGAAATTCAATTTTGTAAAGATCTAGAAGATTACCGAATCAAGCCAGAACCACGCACGTTTGAAATCGTAAGAGGTAAGGTGAGTGGATCTATTTACGATGCAAAAGACTGGAATGGAACATCGCTGGAACTTTGGGAACGCATCACGGTGCAGGAGGTGCTGAAATGAAGTCGCACTTTAACATTAAACTCGCAACAAAATGACTGACACGCCAGAAACTAATAACCAATCATTCGTTGCAGAAAACAACGAAGGCAAGGAACTGTGCGTTGAGGCATGGTTTTGTGAAATCATGGAACGAGAACGTGACCTGTGGAAACTTGAAGCGACTCGTTGGCGTGACATGTACATGGAGTACGATGAGATGCTGGAAGGCCAAGTACGAGAAGCTGTCGAACGCTTGAGTCAAATCTGGGAAGACCTGGATGATTTAAAACAAAAGGTGCAGGATGATCTGCTCAATGATTAAATTTCACCGAATAAACACAAAATAAACAAAAAATAAAACAATGCCTACATTAATTAAACTTAAAATCGACGTTACAAAACTCGACAAGAACCTATTCTTCAAAGCCAAGTCTGGCGCGGTCTATGCCGACCTCGACTTTTGGCTTAATGACGAAGACGATCAATACGGCCAATGCGGAATGATCCGCCAGGATGTCGGGGCCGAGCGCAGGAAAGCCGGCGAGAAGGGCAACATCCTTGGCAATGGGAAGATGCTCCAGGCACGACCAGCAACCATGCAGGCACAGAACTCGTTCAAACCTACAGCCCAGGCATCAACCATGATCGAGGACGAAGACGATGATATCCCATTCTGAAGCAATCGAGACTCGGCGATGCCGGCGATGCGATCAACTCAAGACGCTCAATGATTACAAATTCAACGAGCAGGCACGATGTCACGGAAGGACATGCATCGTATGCTTGGACAAGATCCGGCAGAAGATTGAGATAAAGCCACCTTGGGAGATCCATGTTGGCAGCGTCAGACTCTATATTGTCGGGCCAGGGCAACACGCTATGCACCGATGCTCCGAGCCTGTCTACCGAGGCAAGATTGGGACGCCAGAAGAATGGAATATCGCAAGGAAGGCGCTGCGGATTCTTAATCAAGAGCATGGCGAGGATCTCGCAGCAGACGGGGACACGATCCAGCAGGTGCTGGACAGAGTAAAAAACAAGACCAAGACAATATGAACTACACTAAATTATTTAACTCGATCATCACCAGCACGATCTGGACAGAGGATGACAAGACGAGGATTATCTGGATCACTATGCTGGCTCTGGCTGACAAGAACGGCGAGGTGCAGGCGTCGATACCAGGACTCGCTCGCGTGGCTGGCGTCTCGATCGCTGATGCCGAGATCGCCATCGGGAAATTCTTATCACCGGACGAATACAGCCGGACGCCGGACGACGAGGGCAGACGCATCGAAGTGATCGACGGCGGGTGGTATTTACTCAATCACGCGAAGTATCGGGAGATGGCAAGCCGTGACGAGCAGCGGGAGGCCGAGGCTGATCGTAAGCGTCGATATCGGGAGCAAAGGGAGCGAAACGTCAAAAATGTCCCAGAAATGTCCCAAAATGTCCCGGACATGTCCCGGACATGTCCCACGATGTCCCAGAATGTCCCAAAAAACCTGCACATAGCAGAAGCAGATACAGAAGCAGATACAGATAAGACTAAGAGAGAGAGAGAGGAAGAGGCTCCGCTCGCTCGCTCTCGGTCTGCTCTGGATCGCTCAGAGATTATTGCCAAGATCAATTCGATCAAACCCGAGTGGCAAAAGCCTGCGGCATGGTCGGCAATGGAGCTACACGACCTCCACAGCTCGCTTGGGCAGGTGTCCGAGATGGATGACAGCGACTGGAGTCTCCTACGCCGCTACATGGCCGCTAGGACGCAAATAGGCGCAGGCTTCTGGCAACCCAAAAGCCGAGGGCAATTCGTATCGAACTTCGGGGATGTCTACGGACATGCTCAACGCTGGGCAAGCAAGGATAAGCCGAGCGTGGTCAGGCAGCTGGAACAGGTGCAGGCACGGGACATCATTGATCGGGATTCACTCAAGGCGATTTTTGGATGAATACAGCACAAAATGGCAAGGGCGATAAACCGCGCCCAATGGATGGAGAACGATTCCGATCGGGATGGGACGCCATCTTTCGAGGGAAGGATGTCGAGAAAAGTTACGAATCATTTGACGAAACTTTGAGCCGTGAGAAAAAAGAGCATCACCCAGACGATGATGCAGCAAGATCACGATCTATTTTTCATCCAGGAGAATGAGCCGAATCTCTACCGAGAGGCAGCCGATTGTTTGATGCGTGTCCTGCATGGCGCCATTGAGCGGCAGGTCGACAGCGTCCAGAAGTGGGGCATCGCATTTGCCACCAACAATCCGATCTGCACCAATCGCAGCATGGCAGAGATCGCGGCAAGCCTAGGATGCTCCAAGGCATCATTGTCCTATGAGGCACGGAGGTTCTGCACCGAGCATGGACTTCCGCCATCACGCTACATGCGATCCGAGGCAACCTCGATCGCCTCAATGAAATCTCGTAAACGTCACATAGCCCACAAAACAAATGAACGACTTGCAAATAGCAGTAGCAGATCATCCTGCACCTTTTGTTTTAAATCATCCAGGTCTTCCCAGATTTGACTCAAGCGTTCGACAGCTTCTCGTACTTGGCCTTCCAGCATCTCATCGTACTCCATGTACAT